TGGTGTCTATATTCATTTGGACCTCCTGAGGTCTTAGTGGTGTAGTATTAAAGATAGGTCCATCTACCTAAAAACACAAGTATTATTGGCGAAAGTTTCCCTGTCAGACCAAAATCATTGAGTTTTAGAGGCTTCCTGACGTTGGAAACTGGTTAATTTGCTCCCGAAATTGCGAATACCTACAAAAGAAATCAGTAGAGGTGGTGTAATCTTGAGGCAAACCTGAGTGACCTTAGTGTCCAGAGTGTCCATGTGGCCGGTCTACCGACTGGCTTCTGCATGGGAAAATTCAAGGAGGCCATGTGCCAAAGTACAAAGTAACTGGTGGACCATCAGGAGAGTCCGGTGTTGAGGTAGACGGCAAATCCTATGAAGTAGGAGATGTCTTTGATTCCAACGCTAAAGGACTCAAGTGGCTAGTTGATGAGGGCTACCTTTCCACTGGTTCTGCAAAGAAGTCAGCAGCATCGAAAGCCACAAGTGAATCAGACAATGAATCCCAGGAAGGTGAGGACTGATGCCAACGTTCATACATGGAAAGAACACAGGAGTTTACTTAGATGAATTTAATTTGAGTGAATACTTCACATCATCAGACATAGCAATGAACAACTCGATTGCTACAACCACAGCGTATGGAGCAACAGATGATTCATTTATTGTAGGTATCAGATCAGGAACACTCTCATTATCCGGGTTATGGGCAGGAGATACCGATGGGTCAGACGAAGAACTTCAAGCAATTCTTGGTTCTACCACAGAACCCATCATTACAGTTAGAGAAGGAGCAGCAGCAATTGGTAGCCGAGCTGTCATTGCTCAGGCAAATGAAACGAATTACGCTATTTCATCTCCTGTAGCGGATATAACCTCAGTAACTGCCGACTTTGAATGCAGTACTACAGGTATTACCAACCTGACGTTTGCTCTTGCTCAAGGAGTTCAACTCACAGCAGGCGCAAGTATCGCTCATGGTTCATTGGGCGCTCTAAGTTCTGTAGATAATTCTGCGTCATCAGCCAATGGTGGCGTTGGAACTCTACATGTTCCCACCAACACTGTTAGTGGTGGTGTGACTACGATCAAGATTCAACACAGTGCAAATGACAGCACTTGGGCTGACTTGATTACATTTACCAATGTTGCGGCCTCAACCAAAACATCGGAAATTAAAGCAGTATCCGGCACAGTGAATCGTTACCTTCGGGCAACGGCCTCGACTGCTGGTTCATCAGGCTCCATAACATTTATGGTTGCCTTTGCAAGATTCTAGGAGGAATCAAAAATGCCAACATTTGTTCATGGTAAAAGCACCGACTTTGCCATAGATGATACGGGTGGAACCTCAAGGAATATCTCTGACACATTAACGTCAGTTGATTTCCCTGAAACAATTTCCACTGGTCTTACCACAGCATTTGGGTCATCTAACGACTCATACGTTGTAGGTATCAAGAATACAACCATTAGTATCTCAGGAATTTGGGATGCAACGATTGACGGGTATCTTGCAGGGACCGAACCCGCATCTCGATCATTCATCTATGGTCCAGCAGGAACAACCAGTGGGAATGTGAAATACACGGGAGAAGCAATCCTGACTTCATACAGTATTTCTAATCCTGTGGCCGATGTGGTCACCTTCAGTGCTGATTTCCAAGTGACGGGCGCCGTTACACGCGGGACATACTAACCATCATAATTAAATAACAACTAGCAGAAGGAGTGACCAAAGTGTCCAGACTTGCAGAAATAATAAGAAACAGTACAGATTTACACAAAGACCTGTACGAAATCCCGGAATGGGAAGTAACTATTGAGGTGAGGTCAATGAGCGCACGACAACGTGCTTCATATGCCTCTCTTATCACCGATGCAGGAGAAACTACTCCTGACGCTGTAGCAGAAACAGCATTATCACGTGTTGAATCCCTATGGGGCCATATGATAGTTGCTTGCTGTTTTGACCCTGAAACACAGGAAAGAGTATTCTCGACGGATGATCTCGACTGGTTAATGGAAGAGAAAGACGGAGATGTTGTTGGCAATTTGGCTAATAAATGTCTAGAAGTCTCTGGAATGGGTGCAGATAGTGAAGGTGATGCGGGAAAAGATTCCTCGGCTTCTCAGATAGCAGAGGCAGACGCACTCCCGAACGCCGATGGTACTTCCGGTTAGCAAGGGATTTGGGCATGACTGTTGGAACATTACTGGACACAATGAGTTCAGGAGAACTGACAGAATGGGTTGCCCTATATCAAATTGAGTATGAGGAACGACAGCACGCTCAACAAGTAGCAGCAAACAGGAATAGGAGTAGGCGCTAAATGGCTGAAGGCATCATTGGCAAGGTCACAGCGTTACTTGCGTTAGACGCTACTCAATGGGACAAAGCCATTGGCAAAGCCCAAAAGAAGTTTGCTGATTTCGGGACTAAAACAGCGAAAACAGGCAAGAATCTTTCTCTGAAGGTAACAGCACCTATTGTTGGCTTAGGTGCTGGTGCTTTCAAAGCAGCAATGGACTTTGAACAGTCAATGACTCAAATCGAGTCGTTGGTAGGTCGTTCCGCTGAAGAAGTAGCAATGCTCTCAGAAAACGTCAAACGTTTGTCAGGAGAGACAGCCAGAGCGCCTAAAGAACTAGCAGACGCAATGTTCTTTATCACATCCGCTGGTTTGGATGCAGAAGCAGCAACAAAAGCGTTAGAGTTCTCTGCAAAGGCCGCTGCTGCAGGGCTGGGAGACACAGCCAGTGTTGCTGATGCTGTCACAAACGCCATGAATGGTTACGGGTTGAGCGCTGAACAGGCTGAATATGCAACTGATGTTCTGACCAAAACGGTTGAACAAGGTAAGGCTGCAGCATCTGAACTGGCTCCAACGTTTGGAAAAATGATTCCTGTTGCTGCTGAATTAGGTGTTGAGTTCGATCAGGTTGGTGCTGGTATGGCGTTCCTGACTCGATCATCAGGTGATGCTGCTGGTTCAGCAACGCAACTTAGAGGTATCCTGAACTCAATTCTGAAACCATCACAATCAGCAGCGGATGCACTAGAAAGCATTGGGTTCTCATCAGCGGACTTCAGAAAAGCAGTTAAGGATGACGGATTACTAGAAGGTTTGCTGGAGTTGCGTGGCCGTTTAGAAGCAAATGGACTAGAAATGGCCAATGTCTTTGAGAATACCCGTGCTTTGGCTGGTGCTTTGCAACTCACTGGTGTCAATGCAGATCAGGCTGTTGAAGTATTTGAGGAATTGGCTAATGCCTCAGGCAAAACCCAGGAAGCATTTGATGTTGCTGCTGACACGACTCGATTCAAATTCGATAAGGCAATGACGCAGTTTAAGACATCTATGGTGACTTTGGGTGAGAAAGTCATTCCTGTAGTTATTCCTCTCATTGAGAAATTTGGTAATTTCATAGCCTCAGCAGCAGAGAAGTTCTCTAATTTGAACCCGTTCATGCAGAAAGCCATTGTTGCTATTGCTGGAATTGCTGCCGTTGCGGGCCCATCGTTGATTGTTATTGGCAAAATGGCTACAGGAGTTAGCGCTCTCGTAGGTGTTATGGGCAAATTGGCTGGTGCTGCTGGATTTGGTGCTGCTGGTGCTGGAGGTTCACTCAGCAAATTAATGAAATTTGTGAAACCCGGACCATTCTTAGCGGTAACTGCAGCAGTTGGTGTTGCTGCGTTTGCTTTCTCTAAATGGAGAAAGAGCGCTCAACTAGCAAAGAAACGACAGAAGGAACTCACACAGGAGTTCATTGACGCTGGTGACCCGACAGCAACTCAGGTTCAACGATTGCGTGATATGGCTACCGAACTCAAAGCAGTTGAGGAAGGCGCTGAAGGATTAGGATTTGAATTTAACAATTTAGCGGGTGAGCAAACCTTGTATAACCTTCTCCTGAAGGACAAAGTTGTTCCTCAGTTTCAGGCGCTTGGCCTGAATGCGGAGAGCGTCAATGAGGTTCTTGCTACTGGAACTGACGTATTTCAAGACTTGAAAGAGAAGGTAGATCAGGCAAGAGGTTCTGAGGAGCAATTCGTTGAGGAATTACGCAAAGTTACGGGAGCAGAAAAAGAGGTTGCTGAGGCTATAGCAAACAAGATTGAAAAAGGAGAACTAGAACTCGATCAGGCAAGAAAGATTCTGTACTCTCTCGATGAAACTGCTGATGCTTTCGATGACCACGCCAAAGCCGTTGAGAAGGATGCAGAGGCATACATCACATCTGGTGACGCTCTCGATGATTTTGGTGACATTCTTGGGACTGATGTTGTTGCTGCATTGTTAGCAGGTGTTGAGCAAGGTGAGAAAGCCACAGATGTTCTAGCAGAACTAGAACGACAAGTGAATCAAGTAACTGGTGAAACAAACGATATGGGTGATGTTTGGGCTGGCGTAGATGAGGTGTTAGGCATTGCATCCGATGAGACTTTCCCTGATCTGGTTTCTGCTGCGGAGGATGCAGCACAAGCAGAGGAAGAACTGGCTGAGGAAACCAAACTAGCCAATGAACGTATGCAGGAACAGATTGATTTAGTTGCTGAAATGCGAGATCAACTCAAGTCTCTATCAGACCCAATGTTTGCGTTGCAACAAGCAGAGGCAGACCTTGTTGATGCACA